GTACTGTTTACTGCATAGTCTTCAAAGGCCTCACATGCAAGTGGAAATAATGGTTTAACTAAGTTGTACATGGCGTTGGCAAATTCTCTTATTTCCCATTGTGCATGACTATCCATACGCAACCTGCCCATGTGTAAGAAGTTCTTTAAATTTGCTTTCCAGTAGCATTCAGTATAGCCTCCAACTGGGAGGACTGAGCGAGCAGTTTCTCTCGCCACGCCAACATCATTAATAAGCTGTTCATAGAGCTCGTAGCTAGTATCCCATGACTGTCGCATGCCATTGATAACGGCAGTGTGTGTTGCTGTGTCAAACTCGCCTTCTCTACCTTGTTTATTGGTTGTACTTTGAGGTTTGATGCTTTCAGGCTGTGGTACATAAAACTCGTCTGTGACGACTGAGTAACGGGCGGAATATTCATTTAAGCTTGCTGTCCTATGTCTAACAAGTTGACGCATTACAAAAATTGGCAACTTGATATGGAATTTAACTTCGCACATTTCAAATGGCGTTGTGTGTTCATGACGCATTAGGTAACGTATTAAGTTACGATCATCTTGAACTTGTTTTGTTCCTGCTCCGTAACTGACACGGGCGGCTTGAACAATTGCACTATCACTGCCCATATAATCTACTAGACCAACAAAGCCATGATCCAGCACTGGAAGATATTTAGTGTCTGTAATAAAATCAATTTCAGTTCGAGTTGTCATATATTTCCTTTTTAATTATGTCCAATTGCCATGTATCTAGTACAATTATCTAGCGGTAGTTCGCCATGCCATTCAATTTTTGTTAAACCGCACGAATCAATAAATTCTTCGTAGCTGGCATGACAGTTTACATGATCAGGCACATGAAACATGTCATTGCCTTGTAGCACTACAGTGGCATTTGCTGGTAAAGTCTTTACCCAATCTCCGTGGTCTTTGAAGTGTTCAACAATTGTATCAATAACAACTGCCTTAGGAAAACGTTTAATATTGTATGTTCTAATATCGTCAGCTGAGTTTCTAAAGTTTACATTGAAAGAATAATTAAGTTCTGTGGCAGCTCCGTGTACTGATGTATCAATGTCAACATTATATGTTGCGCCAAGCTTAATCCCAAGCATGGTTGCAAGATAAGGCAGTAATCCTACCCATCCACCAACTATAATCGTAGTAACTTCTGGGTCACCTGCTTTGCGTTTTTCTGTATAGATATCAAGATCTTTGATTTTTTCTAACAACCATAACTTACTACGTACCTGATTACGGCTAAGTGCATCCTTCCAATTAAGGTCAGGATATTTTTTTAATGCCAGTGATAGAACAGCAATGTGTCTTTTTTGTCGAGCATAATAATTATTGCCTACTACCAATCCAAAAAAATCAACACTGCTATCTATAATAGTTGATGCTAATGTTTTATGCCCAAACAACATTTCAATTAGTTCAAATGCCTTTAAAAAATCTTCTCTTGCATCAACTAATAATTGATGCATGTATGCAATAGTTGTCAATGAATCAACACTGTGTTTCTCATTATTTTGATTTATCCAGTCCCTAAATTTCCAGATTGAACTCACATGTGATTGTAAATCAATTTGATCGTCAACTGTTACTGCAAATGGAAAGTCCTCAAGCGGTAATAATCTCACTTCGCTTTCAACTGACCAAGCTCTAGGTAGATATATGCCATGTGCGGCAATTTTATGCAAGTGTACAATACCTTCTATTTGTTTCCCGTCATTGATACAATTTAAGATAGGCCAAAGATCTATATAGTTTTCTCTGCCAATTTCTAAAAACAAGGCTTCAAGTTCACGACGTGCTTCTTTATTGTTGTTATCTTTTGTCTCAAGCCAACGATGAAAGTGGTGCAGGCTTTTACGAAATCCAATGGCTTCGTCAGCAAAAATAATTAGTGCGTTTCTTAATTCGTCAGTTTTATTCACGGAACCATCCATATAACTTTAAATTTGTTCTCCACTCAACATCTTCGTGCGTCAATGGCTTTTCTGGATGTAATTGAGTCATCTTAAAGAACCTACTTTGATCTTCATCAAGATCTGGCAAAATCCAGCCTAGCCCATCGCTAATAGATTTGCCTAGTCCCTTACTGGCCTTTGTAGGGTCAGATGTTTTATATTGTTCAAAGAATTCTTTGAACCAATCGTAATCTCTAATTTTTACAAAATCAAAGTTATCATATTGTAGTAGCTTGACTGCCAATCGTGTACCAAACACACTCCACATACCATTTTCAATGTCTCTGCCAACTGTCATCCAAGTTACTAACCGTTGAAAATTTGCGGCGTGCATAACAGTTGGCCATTCATCAAAGCTTAATAAGCGACCTTGTTCCATGCTTAACTTTACACCTTCACGAAATCCAACTCGAAAAGCTTGATAAGGACTGGCATTGGTATGCACAGTTGAATAACAGCCTGGCATTTCTTTGTACCGGTTAAAGTCCCAGCAAAAGTCTACAGCATCACGTTCTTCGTCAGCAAGTTCGTGACTTTTCATATTAGCAAGATGTTCTGTACTCCACATCTTTAAACCGCCATTGCCATACATGAGTCCATTTGTAACTTGACGACCGCCCCATGTAAAACTTACACTGCCGTTCATGTTGTCTAGTGCTCGTTGCCTAAAGAACTTTGGGTCAACTTGATTATCTGCATCAACTGTGATAACATAATCACTGCTAGGAAATTCTGCTGCCGCGGCTTTATGTGCCGCATCAAATCCAACTACGCCATGCACTCGTGCAATTTTATTATGTGGCACAACTTTTTTAAGCATTTCCCAATGAGAATCTGCATTAGGTTCATCAAAGCTTAAAAATACAACAGGTACATCTACTACACGTCGACGTGCTTCACGAGGGACTGGAGTTGACAATATTGTTTTGCCAGCACTTGTTTTGATTGGCTTTACATTTTTAAATAGTGACATGTTTATTATATTCCTGTTCTAACCACGTCCAATCATTTATTTGATTTAACACTTCGACGCTATCACTGTTTTGTAAACCAAATTTTGCACCTGCCCTGGCACCACTGATAGCATTTTTACCATTCCTGCGATCATATCCAGTGGTACACCATATAAGCAATCGACGGTTTAGTAAATCCATTTCGTCCCAATGATTGAACATGCTTATTTCATTTTTATACTTTTCTTTTATTAAAAGATTTTGTGTTTTTCTGTAATTGGCTTTTTGGTCATTTGACCAGTCTTGTGTGGAAACATATTGCATTACTGCATTAATTTCGTCCTGTTCCTTGGCCTTGGTTTTTCTTACACGAGCACGAACCATTGACATGCTTGCTAACTTGGTGCATTCTCTAAAGGCACCAATCCAAGCATTCATTGGAGTTGAATTAAAACGTGTTTCGCAACTAATAGTATCCATGCTAATGATTGAACGAGCCACAGATGATGTCATATCAATTGACCAGTTTTTATTACCGTCAATAAAAGGCTGACGAGGGAATACTTTTACCGCACCATAGCCATATTCTAATCCATTGACTGGATTTTTACTGGGCCAAATAATAACACTGTCAACTTCACTTACTCCATTGACTTTCTTATCAATAGATGGCTCCCATGTAAAATCAAACCCTGGTAATATCCAAGCATCGGCATCAACAACCCAAAAATTATCTGTTTTACTTAATTTAGCACACGTTTCGTGTACTTTATATAAACCAACAATATTGTCAATGCGACGAGCAGTTGGTACTATGCGCTGTAAACGACGCCAGTTTTCATCGCTTCCAGGTTCTTTCATTGAAATAAAAAATACATCTAGCATGTGTTGATTATCCATCAATAAATTGTTCTACATCAGATTCTTTAATTAGTGGACCAAGCCTATTGGGATTAAAATATGCAGCCTTAAAAAACTTACTTCCAGACTTGTCAAGGGTAGCAATATCAAGTTGTAATTTTTGTTCTAACATATTGCCAACGCGAATAGTTTCTTCTAATAATATACTTTCATTATACACGTATTTGCTAATAGGGCAAGTGATGTTTTCACCAACTGATTGGCCAGCAAACTGTGGTTGTACTGTTTCAGCCCAATAACGATTATGCCATTCAAAGTCTCTTACCAAAGTAAAATCCCAATTTGGTTGAATATTTGCCATGTAGCAACCTAACCTGGCGCCATACATTGCCCATAATCCATTTGGCGAGTCCATGCCAACACTCATCCATACTAACAGTCGACGATGATTTTTATAATGATTATGAGTGCCAATCTTACGCCAGTCCATGGGCTGACCATCTTCTAATGCTAGCTTTACACCTTCCCGGAACCCTGCACGATATGCCTGATATGGTGTGCCATTGTTATATACATCACTGTAAATGTTGTTCAACTGATGATAATGAACATCCCAACAGAAATCTACAGCACCGTTGCCAGCCTCTACTGTTTCGTGTGTACGCATTTGTTCCACGACACGTTTTGGCCAAAGCTTAACACCACCGTTACCATATACCAGCCCATTGATTACATTTTTACCAGACCATGATAATACATCACTGTCGTCAAATTTTGATAAATCTAAATCAAGTTCAAAGAATTCTGGTCTGACTTTATTATCAGCATCAATTGTGATAAATCTTTCAGTTTCGGCCAGTGCTGCCGCAGCCTTATGGCATGCATCACTTCCATATACCCCGTGGCTACGTTTTGCCCAAGGACACTTATCTAATAAATCTGCGTAATTCTCATCTGCATTAGGTTCATCATAACTGATAAACACAACGTCGAATTCATTAATTGGGGTTCCCACAGCTTACTCCTATATCAAGACTATTTGCTTTATATAGCACGTACGGACTGGTCGAATATGGCCAATTATCTGAAATAAGAAACGGATGCTCTTGTCTCATCATCAAGGCTGGCAACTCTGCAAATGAATGAAAATAATCTGGATCGTCTTTGCTTAATATAACCAAAGGCAAATCGCCTACAATTAAATCAATAGCTGATCCTCTTTCATAATGACTTTTGGCCCAAAGTTTATTTTCTTCTGCATAAATTGATATATGCTTTCCCTTACCATAACGACTAATTGTTGTTTGTGCTTCAACTACACCACTAAATGTATAATATGCACTAGCTCTAAAAAAGCACATGGAATCAGCAACTGGTGGCATATTCATTTGCACACGCTGACCACGGTATAGAATATTTTGAACTATTGCATGATCCATAAATGCCCAAAGTCTAATTTCATAGTATCCTCTTTCAATGAGTTCGTTTAACGAAATTTGTAGCTTTCCAAATACCACGTGTGGATCTTGTTCATCCGCAATATAAATTGACAAGCTGTCGTAGATCAGCGTTTCTTTTTCCATCGACTCTTTTATTGATGTGGTCCATACGCGATCTGCTTCTATACGTAATACTCCAATATCATTGAATAATATCAAACGCAATGAACTTACCGGATTACCTTCATACTCCCTGGCACTAAGCCAAGTTTTCCATAATTGCTTGTTTAAGGATTCAATTGTTTCTGAATACTTTACAATATCAAGTGCTCCAAGCACTTCGTTGAATTTTACTCTATAATCGTTTTGATTTTTAAATCCAGATAAAATGTCTTTGACACTGTTATAAGGAACAACCAACGCATCAGCCGAAGAAGTTTTTCCAGGAACAATTGATGTTATCTTCCCATTATCAAACTCGTAAAATATTGACCAAAAATTTGTATTCTTGGATGATCTTTTACGTACTACAAATTGTATATCAGCCACGGCGCCAATGCTCCAGTGGAGTTGCGATTCCAGCTAGCCAAATTGGATCAAGTTGTGCATGATTTTCCAATTTAAAAGTTTTATTTGCAGGATAAAAACTGATCCACTCGTTCCATTGACAGGTAGAGTTCATCATTGGATTCAATTCCAAATCCTGCATACTTAAATCTACAATTCTAAACCAGTCTGGTACTTCCCATTCGCCTACTGTAGCAGACACTGACAGTAAGTGCTCTAACAATGGGCTGTCTGGAACATAC